CGAGGTCGCAGTAAACGACAAAAACGGCGACAAAATCGCCACGACAGTTGAGGCGATTCCGGAGCCTACCGAGGCAGAGAAAAAAGCTCAAAAGGAAGCCGCAGCACGTTCTACAAGAGACTATTACTTGACGATGACGGACTATCTCGTTGTGAACGACTATCCGATCACGGATGAAGAACGCGAACAGGTGCTCGAGTACCGCCAGGCACTTCGAGATATTCCGCAGGATCGAGCCTTCCCGGAAGGCATTGTTTGGCCGGAGCCTCCTGCAGTTGCCAAAGCGGCTCATAAATATTGGAAGTCCGCTCAAGTAGGCGCAGAAATCAAAAAGAGAATCGAAGCAATCCAGGCCCGGACTGATTTGGACGAAGAGCAGAAAACAAAACTGACTGCAGCGCTGCAGCAGGTTTATCAGCAGAGCGGTTATCCCTACGACATTGAATGGCCCGTAGAGGAAGAAGTTCTAGCAAACGAATAATTTCAAGGAGGCGGGAATGAAAAACCCGCAAAAATTCGATGAATTCATGACGGCATTGTCCCTGATCTCATTTGCGCTCGGATTTGTCAGTGCGCTGGCCGGAGCGGCAATGCCGTACGTAAAAGGCGAAAGGCAATTTATGTTCTATCGATACATCGTTGAAGTTGCCACATCGGCAATTGCCGGCGTTGTGGTGTTTTTGCTTCTTAAAGTCACAGACATTCCTGAGGAATGGATTGCGGCACTTACCGGGATCGCTTCTTTCTACGGAACGAGGATGATGAACGTTCTGTATGGACTGCTTGTCGGACGACTCAAGATCATTTTTTGGGACTCCTCAAAAGACGAAGGGAGGAAAAAAGATGACGAACAAAAGTGAAATCACTGTTACTCCCAGAAGAGTTCTTAACGGAACGATCAAATTGATTTTGATGTCGGCGTTTTACATTGCCGGGCCCTGACTGAAAGCCAGTTGGCTCTATTCACAATCGACTCTCAAAAGGCGCGGATCAGCGAACTGGAAACCGAGACAGAGACGCAGCGCGTTGAAATCGACAATCTCACAAAACGAGTTTCAGAAAACTCAAACAATCTGGCCGCAATAGCTGAAATACGTCATGAGCTGACAGCGATCAGGCTGGAGATGGCTACCTTGAAAGGATTACATAACAAATGACAGAACAGAAACTACCTTTCTCGCAATGGAATCCCATCATTGCTGAGAATTTTGTTAAGAAATGGGAAGGGCTCAAGCTTAAGGCTTATAAGTGCTCCGCCGGCACGTGGACAATTGGGTATGGCCACACAAAGGGCGTCAGGCCGGGGCAGGTTATTTCACTCCTGCAGGCTGAAAGGTTTCTCCGGGACGATTTAGAAGATCATGCCGAGGACTTGGCGCCTTATGTAACCTGCAGATTGACGCGAGGACAATACATCGCGCTGCTGGACTTGGCCTTTAACCTCGGGGTTCCGGCAGTCGCTAAATCACACACGCTGCAGTATTTGAATGCCGGAGATTTGGAGAAAGCTAAAAAAGGTTTTCTATCGTTTTCTAAACAGAAACAGTTCAATCCGGATGGATCGATCAAACGAAAGCCCAACGGAACTCCGGACATGAAAACAGTTCCGGGCTTGTTGAATCGCAGGCAGGAGGAGGTGGAACTGATGTGAACCCGTTATCAATTTTCAAAATCGGCGCTGGCGCTTTAATCGTGCTCGGCGCCTATTTTTTTGGCCTCAACCAGGGCCAGAACTCAGAGCAATTAAAAACTGCTCGATCTCAAATTTCCCAACTTACAGCAACGGTCCGGAATTATGAAACGCAATACAAAAATCAGGCGATCGCACTGGCTGAGCTTCGTATCGCTGAATCTAGCGCTCGTAATGATGTTGAACGGATGCGCAACCGAATCAACGTCCTCGAAAATAGAGCTAAAACCACTGCAGCTCGAGACACAGTTCAATGCCTCCGATTGGAACAAGAGGCTAGAGGATTACTTCTTGAGGCAAGATCGGCTATTGAGTACTGTAGAAGGGCACTTAGCTGGAAATAGTGGCGCCGGCGATAAGTAACAGGAGGAAGAGATGGAGAGCGAATTACAGAAGTACGGTATCAAAAACAGTGACAGAACCAAATGCGAAGTGTGGACGAGGGTGATGGGATACCACCGTCCGGTCGATTCATTTAATATCGGCAAGCAAGGGGAGGTTATGGAGCGGAAATACTTTGATGAAAAGAAATGCTGCGGTCATAAATAATTTCTCAGATTGAGAGAACATGTTTTGATGGTATTTTTCATGGTATTTACTTCTATTCCATTAAAACTTATTTTTGAAAACAGATTGTTATAAATCAATTTAACAATTGAGTGGGAGTGATCAGGTAGCATTTTAATTCGCTAATAAAAGCATCAGGGTGCCTTGAGGGCGCCCTTTTTTGTACTAATTTTCAATAGGTTAGAGATTTTAAAGATTGATGCTTCAAGATAGCTCTATTTGCGGGACGGGGATTTTTCAAGTTATTTCTTCATGGTTCCGACGGACCGTAATTCTTAGGGCCATGAGTTTTTTGCCATGGTTTCATCAAAAAGTTGTTTCTACTCATGGTTCGATAAAAGAATAATTTCGAAACAAGAACTGCAGGAAAAGAATTTAAATTACTCGATTCGCACGGCTTTACCCTCGTTTTTGAGGTCTGCGCGTTAACATGCTAGGCGGGCAACTCAGTTATACTTTGGCCATGAAAAAGATCGGAATAAAGCAATTTAAAACCACGCCTGACCTGGCAAAGATGATAGAAGAAGGCCATAAGGTTCACGCGATGGCGAACGGAAGAATACAATCGTATGAGCGGCACACGCCTCAGCCGGAAGACTACAGTAACTTAGACGATTTTATGGAAGTCGCCGAGAATCATATCGATGAGCTCTTTAGCACCAGAAGAGAAGTTGATGAAATGCTGACTGAAGTCTTTACGGTTTTTGTCAGGCATCCGGAGCTTTCCGGCACGCCTTATATTGCCGTATTAGAACTGATGGTTTTTCTCGAAGAGGATTTCCGCCAGTTAACTAAGAGATATGAGGCAGCATCTTCTGCGCTGGCTGCCATGGAAGAAAATCAGTACGGCTGCGACGATATGGATATTTATGTCGGAGAACACGGCGCAAGAACAATGCTGGATGCTTTAGAACGATTAAAGAAATTTGGTCAATTAACCAGCGACGAAGAAGGCCTTGAGTGTGAGCTCAAGGAAGGCGTGGCAAACCAAAGCACCGATATTAATTGGAAACAGCCGCGTCTTAATTAATTTTCTATGACAAGATGCCTCAGCAGACGGATCTAATTTCGAAATTTGTGAAATTGTCTATTCGGCGAGGCTCTTCTCTTGCTTCTCTTTCAAAATCTCCCGAACATCTCCGTACAGTTGTAGATGCGTTTAGGGCAACGGCCCGTGATCCGCTTGATCCGGACGAAGAAGATGCAAAAAAATTTTTAGTCGAAGCCGGTAGCTGGATAACCGATTCAGCCCAAAATCTTTTGGATGCTTCGGTCTCCCCACCCAATGAGCATGTCAACAAATTTTCGCTCTCGGAGTTAACTTCGGCGGTCGAGGTCTTTCGAGAAGAAATTCGGCAAAAAAGAAAACAGCAGGCTTTAAGTCGAGAAGAAGAAGTTCGACTTTCAAGAATCGATCGGTCACGTGATGAATACTTCATGCGCGAAGCCCTCGCCGAGGCAGAAAAGGCTCATCAGGCCGGAGAAGTTCCGGTCGGCGCAGTTGTTGTCGATAAAGAAGGCAGAATCATCGGCAGAGGTCATAACTTGGTGGTTGCCGGTCATGATCCGAGCGGACACGCTGAAATCATTGCCCTTAGGAATGCTTCTCAAAATATTAAAAACTATCGACTCGATAACTGCGCGATCTATGTGACGCTTGAACCGTGCCCGATGTGCTCCGGCGCGATTATCGGTGCCAGACTTACCCGATTGGTTTACGGGGCCAAAGACCAAAAAGCGGGAGCCGTCGAAAGTGTGTTTAAACTATTTGACGAGAGAAGAGTCAATCATCACACTGATGTGACAGCAGGAGTACTGGAGGAAGACTGTCTCCGGATGCTCCGAAGTTTTTTTGTCGAATTAAGAAAGAGCCGTGGTAAATCAAATGGATAAAGTCGGTATTAACGCCCCTTCCGGTAATGTCATTCATTTCAAATCCGTCGAGAGGGCGGCCGAACTATTCGGAGAAAGAGGTTGGGACGTAACGATCGGAGAAGATGTTTACACCAGCTTCGGCCGTTTCGGCGGTTCCAGCGACTCCGCTCGTTTGAATGATTTTCAGCAGGCCTGCAGCGACACCGAACTTGTTTTGTGCGCTCGGGGCGGTTACGGTTT